CGAAGAAGTCGGGGATTCATCGGCATGGTTTGTGCGCTACTGTAGGTGATGTAGTGCGGTTAGCGGCTGCGGATTGCCAACACGAAGACGGCGGCGAGGAGCATTGCCAGGATGATGTGCTCGAACATGGCTAGTTCCTCACGGCCTGTGGCGAGTCTTCCGCCTTATTAGTGTACGCAGTTTCAGGCATTGCGCGCAACGCATACAGCAGGCGGGTCTGCTCTTGGATAGCACGGCTGATGTCGTGCTGGGTTGCTGCCATCTCCCGCAAGAACGAGCGGTGTACGTCCACCATCGGGATCACGATATCGGTACGCACGAACCACAGGATGGCGGTGGCAAGCACCAGTCCAAACCCATACCGCTCAAGCATCCGAAGCCCGGCCTCGTATACGTCCACGCTGCTCACGACCCACCTTTCATTCCGTACTGCCATGCCGCCATTTTCACACGATTGGCTGCTCTCGATAGCCACCATTGCAGCACGAGCTGGATGATCGCGGACACGGCACTGGACAGCACGAACGCCCAGAAGAACCCGTATCGCTTATCCGATCCATGCACTGATTCATACACCCGGCTGACGTTCTGCGCGACTCCATCCAGTATCTTTTCCTCAGCCCCCGAACCACGCTGGCTTGCCATCAGCGGCTCGATGGGCCACTCGGTAACGGCGATGAGCGTCAGGTCGTCCAAGCGCTCCTTGCCCACCAGCCTCGCCCGCAGCGGGAGAGACTTGCGGACGTACTCGCACAGTTCCTCTGGGCTGTTAGCGGACATGGCAACTCCCGCTCGTGCAGATGGTGCCGGACAGCGTGGTCTTGGGGCGGTTCTTGGCGCATGCACACGTGGGCGGACACGAGCACGGGAACCGGTGGAGTTTGTCGCCCGACCACACCATGCCCGTGCCACCGCACTCAGAGCAGCACTTAGCGGGATGCGGTGCGGGTGCGGGGCCAGCGACCGGCGAGGAGAAGGCGAGCCAGACGGCGACAGTAGCAACGGAAAGGTTCATCCCAGCACCTCCCTTGCGCCCCAGTCCTTGAGTTCCCGCTTCGGGAACCCGTCCACATTCGAGACTGCATACGTCCCTCCGTAGCCGATCATCCGCTGGGCAACGTCCTGGCTAATCCAGAACGATCCTTCGGGCTGGTCATGAACCTTCTGGCCTGACACCCACGTGTAGCCCCAAGAGTTCTGGACAAGGAATCGGCACTCGCCCTTGCGTGTGTCGTCTGCCGCCGTCCATTGCATCGCGTGGTGCCATACGCCCTTCGGGAAACACATGCCATCTGCATTCCGCTGGGAGTTGAAGCCCACGCTCGAGCAGCACACCAGCCCATACCCGGCGGCGATGCAGTCGCGGGCTTGCTGCCATGTCGTGACCAGCGAGATGGTGCCGATGCGATGCTTGGCTGCTGCGGAGGTGACGTTGGCTGGCACACCCCGACTGCCCCACCCGATCCCAATACGTGCCGTGTACAGCGACAGGTCGATGTTCAGTTCCGGATAGTTCTTACGGAGCATCAAACCGCCAGTCTTGTGGGCCCAGCCCACGATCTCGGAGCAACTGGCTCCCTCGCCTCCGTGACCGCGAGCGCCGTACAGCGGCTCTGTGGCAGTCCGATCCACCCAGTCCTCAGTGGTCTTGAGGTCAGGGTCGTTGGCCCGTGCTTGATCCGCTGCCCCACGTACCCCGTGACTGACACAATCGCCTGTGGTTTGAGCTTCGTCGTACGGCTTCCTGCCTGTCGCAGTCTCGAACGCCACCACCGACTTGAAGGCCAGCGACAGTTTCCCCTCGCCCGATCCATGCAGCGTGTCGCCAAACAGCGGGAGCGGCAGGCTCGCCAGCAACTTCTCGGTGGCGACTGGGTCGCAGTACGAGCCGACGAGGCCCTGCTCGTAGGCTTCGATCATGTCCCTCGTGGACGCGAATATCTCGCTCATGCGCCCACCTAGCGGATATCAGAGAATGCCTTCGCCGCAGACTTGCGGACTTCGGGCGTGAGCGGGACGTCGAGTTTGCCAATGGCATCGAGCAGGTACGTATCGAGCCGGTCGCCTAGACCGGGATACTTCCCGACCATAGCGGTGTTGGCGAACGCAAGTTGCAGGGCGGTCTTGTGCCGGTTGCGCAGGTCGAAGGTCGTCTTCGCCACCGGATCTCCGGACAGCCCATCCCGCACCACGATGTCCGCCATTGCGGCGTAGAAGTCCCGGAGCAACTTGGCGTCAGCGGAACTCACGCCAGCCAGGACGGCCGACGGCACGATGACAGGCCGGTCCACAGGGTCGGCTGGCTTGAGGATGGACTGCACCCAGCCCACGCCAGTAGCGGCAGCAGCCACCACAAGGCACGCAACGACAAAGATAGCCCGGAGCAACGCCATGCTACTTCCCCTTCTTGGCGGCTTCCTGCGGCACCACAAGCGACGAGATGAGGGCACGGGCGTTAGATGCCACCTGCCCCTCACCGACCGCATCAGCCGCCTCTACCAGCAGGAACAGGCGGTTGACCCACGCTGCACGGCAGGGTGCGGAGAGCGGCGGGCTCTGCCTGAAAGCAGGGAGGTACGGCCACACAGCCGCACAGACTGCGGCCAGGACGGCGGCAATGGCGACGGCCGTAGTCGTCACTCGTCCATCTCCGTAAACGCCAGGTTGGTCGTGAGCTTCACGAGGTAGTCGAACAGGGCCTGCCCCTCGTCGCTGCGGAGCACGGCCTCCAGGAGGTTCACCAGCTCATCGTCAGCCGGCGTCCCCGTCTTCGTGGACATCCAGCGCAAGGCGGCGGAAATCCTCAAGGCTCGCGCCAAGGGGGTGGTGGCTGCGGAAATCTCGGAGGCGAGCCCAATCAAGGGCGCCCACTCGACAAGGATGCGCAGCTTTTCGTTTAGGGTTGCCATCGACGTCCTCGCATTCGTGCAGGATCCGGGCCACTACCTTGTTTATGTCCCCGCCCGGCCTGGCTGCGGCCAGGATCCTGGACCTGACCCTGTACTCGGAAAGGCCTAAATGCAGGCAGACTTCCTCGAGCGTCAGCTCACAATCTGGGTTATCAAAAACCCATTTCCAGGCAACGGCGGCGTTGAGCAGGCGCCTCCGTAGGGGGCGTGGACTGGCGTTCCGGCACCGGCCGGCTGCCTGGACGGCCAGCCAGCTACACAGGTCTACTGTGTTTGCCAGCATGGACGTCAGGAAGCACGACCAGTGTTCCTGCGGGTCGTCGCAGAGAACTCCCTCGTCTAATCCGTTGGACTTTTCTGTGCGCATGTAACTGGGGCCTCGCAGAAACCCGTCCGAAGAGAGCCCTCGTTGAGCTCTGGCCATACTTCGAGCGAGTGGATCGCCCCCATGAGACCCCAAGCCGCATGGCCCAGATGGTCTTCCGACCGGTCACCGCCCAGAAACAGATACACGTGGCGCAGCGCATGATTGATCATGTCTGCAGCCGGCATGCCCCGCTCCCAGTTGAAATCGCCATATTTCTCTGCGCCCTCTGCGCACGCTTTCGCTACTGCAGCCAGTCCGATCGGAGAGACCAGGTCGTACCTGGTGCCTTCTGCATCGCTCGAACGCACCGCCCCGCTCACGAACCGCACTCCTCTTTCCTCTACAGTTTTCATCGCGCTAACTCCAGGTACCTGTCTTCGAACAACTTCTTGGCTTGCTGCCAGCAATAGGGATTGATCGGCCCAGCCATCGGCTCGACGTCGATCCCCCAGTCGTGGTCGCCGGTTACAAGGTCGCGCTTCTCCGCCATCAGCGCGCGCTTGTCTGCGAGCTTGACCTCGTCCGGAATCGGCCACGAGAGATGGAACGCCTTCGCGATAGCCCTCTGGAATTTCTCCTCGAGGACCGCGTAGTCGGGCAGCATCGTCTTGAGCGGGGTGGCGATGTCTCCGAGATACGCCTCGCTGGCGTCGTGCAACAGCCCCCACATCGCGTGCTCCGGCAAGCAGATCCTGCTCACCATCACGCTGTGCTGGGCAACGGAGTACGGCACCTTGCTGTGGCCAGTAAAACGATTCAGCAGAGACAGGGCATGGGATATGTCCGGCAGGCGCACGTCTTCAGGGGAGAACTGCGAGAGGTCAATCAGCTTGCCGGTGAAGGTCTGCATGGTGGTCGCGTTCATTCGATGTCCTCGCATACAAGTGAATCGACAGGCATGAGGTCCGCCTGCGGAACGAAGTAGGCCTCGCCGTAATTACCCCAGTTGGCCTTGTACTTCTCGACTTTTGCGTCGCGGGCCCGCATGTATCCCTTGACGTCGAACTCTGATGGGCCGCCGACCACGAGAACGAACAGGTCGTCGTCGTCGTCGTTGTCGCGAACGAGCAGGTCGTAGTGACTCTTGGAACGCGTACGCACCTGGATACGTCCGCCGACATCGCCACCCGTCTTGAACGTGTTGACGCTCCCAGACCAGTAGCGATTCGTAGCCTTAGCGAACGCGACCTCGCCGCACGCCCCGAGAATGTGGACGTGCCAGTCGCTTTCGTTTGTTGGCCGGGCGTTTTGCAGTCCCTTTCGCAACGCCTCTACGTTTCGGCTTACGCCCACTAGCGCCGCCCTGCTTAGCTCGTACCACTCGAGGTTCACTTTCATCTGCCTGCTCCTTCTTGAGACGCACCCAACCGTCGTCATCTGGAATGGGACTTCCTGTGTCCTCTTCCTCTTCCTCGTCATGCGGCCACGCCTTTGCGTTCATCACATCGCTCCGGATACCTGCTGAATGAATCGCTTGATGTCTTCGAGCGGGAACGTGACCAGCCACTCGGAGTCGTTCTTCCTGTGGAGAACCACAGGGCACAGCTCCCCGCACTGCTCGCGGGATTTCTCCATGACTGCCGTGAGATTGAGTGCCTGGACTCTCTTCACTTCGAGCCAGAGGTGGGGCGTGCCTGGACTCACAAGGTCTGAGGACGCGTCCGTCCCGCTGTACTGCTGACTGCGACGGGAGTGAGCCTTAGGCACCAAGCGGTTCCATTCGGCCGCTGCCTCCAGTTCGCCCTTCTTGCCCTTCTGCTTGCTGTTGATAGCCATGCGTACTAACTCCTGTGGGATTCCGTGCTTCCTGCGCCACATGAACACGCGAAACGGATAACGCTCTGGGCCGTAGCCAAGATGCACCTTGTGGCGAAGTGACGCCAGGAACGCAGGGTCGTAGTTGGCGTCGTCTGTTTCGCGCTTTGCTGTGAGGCACATCCCTTTCGTGAGGTCGTCTTTGCCGCCGAAGTGCAGCCCTTCGTGGCACCAGTGGCAGAGCCGCAGCAGGTTCCTCCGGTCGTGCTTGCGCCCGGCTCCGCCTTGCAGGTGGTGGATATGCACCCCTTCCGTGCGGCTCCAGCACACCGCACAGAACGGATACTCCTCTGCGAAGGACGATAGTTCTTCACGCTCATCGCTCACCCTCCCTCCTCCATTGCGTAGTCGATCATCGCCGACACGGCGGCCGTGAACGCGTCGGCGTCCTCCTGAGTGGTGAACTCGATCTGCCACCGGTACACCCGCTCACCCGTCCGCAGGTTGGTGGCCTGCTCCACGCGGTGGATCCTGCAAGCGGCCACACCGCCCAAGTTCTTGGCGTGTGAAACCAAGTCCTCGTTTTCCTTGAACAACGCCGAGAGGGCCTGACCTATTAATCCAGCCATGACAACGACTCCTTTCGCGAATGGGTACATCTCACTCCTCCTCTGTCAGCTGGCGGGTCCGCAGCCACACGGCCGCAGCCGAGAGCCAGGCGGCGATAGCAGAAACGTCCTTGCTGTTGGTGAGCTGGATGGCGCCGCTGACGTCGATGATGACACTGGTGATCGGCCGGCAGTGCTCAGTCCAGGACTCAGGCTCTCCGATGCTCAGGAACTCCTTCGCGTTCTCGGGGACGCACGCCACCACCACCTGCGCTCCGGATTCATCCGTAACCCGCAACATCGAGACTTCATCGAATTCAGCCATGTCATTACCTAAAGAGGTATCTGCTCACTGTTTGAAGGCTTGTGATGGTGGACGGCGACTAATCCCCAGCCCGAAGGCTAGGGTTAGCCGCCACCTGCCCACTGTTCGTTAGGACGTTCAGGTGGTCCTCCTTGCCGCAGGGGCGGAGGAATGCGACCTGCTTCTCGAGCATCCTGCTGCCCGCGTGACTTAGCCCTGTCGCTTTCGGCTGGCGTACCCACTGTCGTCACGATCCCTTCTGGTCGTGGGTCATGCGTCTGCGCGCCAGAGGTTTTCCCAACCCACGCAGCCGTTCGTGTTGTCGATCCGTTCCTACTTCAGCCGGCCTCCGATTCGTCTGTGGCGTATGCTGCGAAGAGCAGACACACCGCCAGAGGCTCGCGAGAAAGCGAAGTAGGTCGTGTGAGCGGCGTCTCGAACTGGAATGCAGACAACCTGCCTGCGGTCGATGTGGACCCCAATAAAAGCATCCACCACAGAGGGTCCGTATTCGTTGCGTCGGCGACGCCCCCTGCGTATTCGAATGGCATACTGGTCGTGGCCGGCAGATCCTGTAGCCTTGACCTGAAGCCGCCAGCACCGCCGTTCGTCGTACGCGAGCAGGTCACATCCGTCGTCCACGATCGGGATGGCGACCATGAAGCCATCGCGTAGGAGATGCTCAACGGCGATAGAGACTCCGAGCTCTGCCACGATTCTGGAATCACGAACTACCTCCCGGAGCGGAGCGCTCTCGGTTCTGGATCTCAGTGCCAATGGCACGCACGAGCGGGCTGTCTTTTTTCTGCTTGCCATGAACGGCCTTGAGGTAGCCTGTAGGCAAATCGCGAATGAGCTCGCCCTTGTAGGGCCCCCATAGCATCCGCCACCCGCGCTGTTTGCGCGACTCCAGTGGCTTCTCGAATGGGTCGCGATCCTCGTGGCCGAACGTCATGCCAACGACCAGGCGCTGCCGCTTTTCCTTCAGCTCTTGAGCCGCAAGCAGGCGCTTCTCTTCGTCGATGCGGTCTTGATCTGCCGCCTCAGCAATGACGTCGGATCCCTCCTCCATCTTGGCCATCATGCGCAGCCTGCGCTCCCTGTCCTCTCGGCTGGCTGCGTCGAGAACGTCGAGTGCGTTGACCAGCTGGATGGCCCGGCTGGAGTCGGTGATGTCGTAGATGTTGAAGTCTGGCTTTGCGCTGGCTGCTATCGCGGCAAGCCGCTCCTCTTGCGTCATGTCGTTCCGGATCGTGCCGCCTATGGCCCGAGTTCCGCGACCGATGCGTTGCTCGTACTTGGCGATCGACTGGGTGGGAGCGGCGTTGTAGATGTTGCGGAGTTCGGGGAAATCCCATCCGTATGCCAGCACCCCTACGTTGCAGATGATCTTCGCTTCGCCGGACGTGAACGCATCCATATGCGCCTTCCGCTCCTCGTCGCTCTGCTTGGAGTGGACGAGCGATACGGGCTGGCCGTAGCGGGCAATCACCTCCGCCACAAGCTTGGCCTGGAGAACGGAGTGGCAATACACGGCGGACGGCTGGCGCTTGAACGTCTGCAGGACCAGCGATGCGATCTCCTGCACGGCATGCTCAGCAGTCAGCACTGCCTCAAGCTGCTGCTTGTCCCATTCGTGTGCGACTTCCTTCACGATCGACAGGTCGATGGATTCCGCTTCGCTGAGGAACACCTTAGGCCGTACCAGCCACCCGTCGTTGATGGCGTCCAGCAGCGAGTAGCTGAAGCATGGGCGGTTCCAGTACGCCAGCGGCCGGCCCTTGCCCTTGTAGGGAGTGGCACTGAACCCGACGACAAATGCCCCCTGAGATTCGAAGTGCCGGAGGATGGCAACCATCGCCGGCGTCATGCCGATGTGGCACTCGTCCACCATGACGAGCGATGTGCCCTCGAACGCCCGTCCCTTGTATCGAGAGCGCGATAGCAGCGAGTCCTTGCTGGCTACGACGACGCGGCGCTTTAGGCCCAGAACGTACTCAGCCTTGCGCTGCCCCTGCTCAACATCGACCGGCTCTCCCAGCCACTTGCCGAGATTGCCGTGCAGCTGATTGAGCAGGGTGATTGACGGGCTGATGACAACAGGTCGCTTGGCGATAGAGCACAGGTCCGCCATCATCAGCGACTTGCCGCTGCCGACCGGGCTGCAGACGACGGCGTTCTTAGCGCCCGTCTTGGCGGCTGCTATCACGGCCTTCCGTGCGCTCTGCTGATACGGACGGCGGTCGATCATTTGCGCCTCCGCTTCTTCTTGGCGGGGGGCTTGCGCTTCGGCCGGGATGCAATGGCGACCTTCGCCGCTTGCTCTATCCGGCCTTCGACAACCACTGGAACCTCAGGCTCCGGGTCCGGCAGCCTGAGCATTTCCAGAAGCCCGCCCAGAATGTCGATCTCCACCATGAGCTGCGGCACAACGTGCAGCAGGATCCGGCGCAGATAGCGGGCGTCGAAGTTGTTCGATTCATGTATGGCCGCAACTAGCGTCCTACACAGCTCGATCAGTTCTTTGTTGACCATGACTCATCCTTGAGTGTGCGGTGCCCCTAGTGCCGAAAGCTGAGGGGCGCAGCGTTGTGGAGGCGGTCGGCACTCCGTGCGTTCTCACGTTGCTGCTGCGGCCGGTGTGCGGGCCGCTTGTGGCTTCGACGTAGCTGCCGGCTTGGGCTTCGCGACAGCTGCGTCTACAGCTGCAGCCGCGAGCCTCACGAGAGCCTCTCGCGACAGGGTTCCTTCCTGCACGCGCTTCTCGGCCTTTGCCAGGATGTCAGCGCGCTCTTCGTCCGACTTGGCTTCGCGAAGTTTGGCCATGCCGATCTTCTCGATGCGGGACTCGTCCTCTACATGCGACACCACTGCGGCCCGAGTTGCGGTCTCGCCGTCGTCTTCGTCCTCAGCTGCCACGCCTACGATCGCCGAGAGCGCAACCCGCTTCATGTACGTCGCGGTGGCGGCGTACTGCTGAGGCGGGAGGTTGACCCGGATTCGATTGAACGACCGAATGAACTGCCCGCTGGAGTGAGACAGCGTGCTGATGAGAACGTCGTAGTTCTCGTCGTAGACGCAGAACGCCTGCGTGAACGCCAGGCCGTGATTCGAGAGCGGGAACCGGACGGTGTCGATCAAAGTCGCCAGGTCGGCGTACATGCCGAAATGGGACTTGCTGGTTCGCGGGGCATTCTTAAGCTCCGCGAGAGCCTTCGCGTGGGCAGCGAACAACTCGTCGAGCTGCGGGCTGCTGGCTGGCCATTCTGCAATTACGCTGGTCATGAGTTCCTCCACAGGACATGCGCCGGAACAGGTAGTTCAACGACCTCGCCGTGCTGGTCCGGCATCCAGTAATCGAGGTCCATTCGAAGACGAATGTCTGCGAGTGATCGGGAGATGACCTTGCGGCCCTCAGCCACAAGTTCGGGCGGAAGCGTCACGACATGGCACTGGTGAGGAGACGCCGTGCTCACGACGATGAAGCGGAGCGGGCGGGCCTCCATGCCCACCGCTGCCATGCCGCCCTGGTAGTGCGCGTCCTGCGCGTGGTAGCCGTAGTCCATTACGGACTTCCAGAAAGACGACAGGATGTCCATCTCCCTCGTCGTCTTGAGGTCGACCCACAGATCCTCCGTGCAGAGATCGGGTCGACATCGAAGGAGGTCGCCTTCCTCAGACCTCCAGCGAATACTGAGTTCGTGAGCGACCGCCGACTCGATCAACTCCATCGCAGCCTTGTGGCTCTTGATGGCGTCGACCTCGCGGTGAATCTGCCGAAGCTCGCGAGCGGAAATCAGCGTGCGGTCGGGAGCGTGCTCGGCTGCCCACTGCCGGGCCTTTTTGCCGATCAGGCCGGTCTCGGTGAGCATCTCCTCAGGGGCTGAGACCACCTCAGAGAAGAAGGCGTCCCCGACCTCCATCCACCTGTGAAGCAGTGTCCCGTGCGAAAGGGCTGCCGATTCTTCCGGTCGTATGGATTTCGCAACGTGGCGAAGATAGAAATACTGTGAGCCACGAGAAGCGTGGTCCCAGATCTGCGACTTTGACCATCCGGAGGAGGAGTGATAGCTATCGCTACCCTCCCCCTCCGTGATGGTCGCAGCCGCCTCTGCAGGCAGTGGGCGATGCAGGACTCGAACCTGCGACCCCCAGCTTGTCGAGCTAGGGGCCAAAGCTTCATTCAAATCGTGGGGCATAATACCTCGCTAGGGTTTCCCTACTCAAGAAATATGAATCCAACTCTTGTAGTCTCGCAATACCTCTCCGGTAGGGGCGCAGTCCCTGAGTACAGAAGGGCGTTGACCCGGCTTGCTGCGATGCTCCCAGAGCTTTCGGCAAAGGCGGTCAATTCGTACCTCCGTGTACGTCAAGAATCCGTTAGTTCGATCACTGTCGCCAACGAGCGCCGGATGATCCTGACGCTTTGGCGATGGGCTTGGGAGGAGGGGCTTGTCGACTCAGCGCCTCGCGGCGTCCTGCGCGTCAAGGCTCCTCTTCAACCCGTTCGAGCGTGGAGTATTTCCGAGTGCCGCGAGCTTGTCAAGGCCGCTGAAAAATTTTTTGGCAAGCGCCTTCGGTGCGGCGCAGATCTCGGCGTGTTCCTCAAGTGCTGGGTCGTGCTCGCGTACGAAACCGGCGCGCGCTACGGAGACATCTTCAGCTGGAAGCGGAGCAACATCAGCGGTGATGCGATCGGCTGGGTCACGTCCAAGACGGGCGTTGTGTGTGCTAGGCCGCTGTCTGATGGCGCGATAGCGCTCGTGAATCAGATGCTCGAGGCCAGCCCGGACGACAGGATTCTCGGCTGGGTGTGCTGCAGGCGCCAGAGCTTCAAGTTCATGCGCAAGCTGATCTCGTCCGTATCGAAGGACGGAAGCGGGAAGTGGCTCCGCAGGTCAGCAGCTACGCATATAGAAATGCAGGAGCCAGGAAAAGCGCAGTGGTTCCTGGCGCACAAGAGTCCCGGCATGGCGATGCGGCACTACCTAGATCAGCGCCAGCTGGCCGGCTCGACTCCCCGCCCGCCGTCCGTGTTTCAGTAGTATTCGCCGAAGCCCATCGTCCGCCGCTGCCGGCGAGCGTCTCGGGATTCCTTCTGCAACTGCCTGGCTGCGGCCAGCTTCTCCTGAGCGTCGTACGGGACGAACGGCTGCATGGACTCGGGGATATACGGAGAGACGATCTCTCGGGTGTAGGGCGATACCTGGTCCTGGAGGTTCTCGATGAAGTCCCTCCGGGCCATGTCTGGCGTGACGTCGCGCGTGCGCCCAACGCCCAGATTGTTTCCCAGCGAATGCACGAGCCTGGTGGGGAACCCCACGCCAGAATCCTGGTCAGCCAGCTGGGCGGCGAACCGAGCCCCGCGAGCCAGGCCCGGAACAGGCGCCATGTCTATAGCCTTGTCGGCAAGGATCGAGGCGATGCCGCTGCCGGCGTTCTGGTCTCCTGCTGCCGCCCGCGCCAGCTTGCTGAACGCACCGTAGCCACGACTGCTGGCCTCGAGCGGGGTGCCGGTGAACAGATCC